GACCGTGTCGGCAGGGAGGTTGTACTCGTAGGTGCCAGCAATCAAGGGCAATGACCGCTGCTCAATCGTCCACAGATTCAAGCCGCGGTTGGCCCACTCTGCAAACATCAGGTTGATCGAGCGCAGCGCCGTCTTCATGTCGTAACCGTCCCTGACCTCGATGCCGCAGCGTTCGTACGCCTCGGCAATCATGTCATCAAACTGCAGGTCAAAGTCAGCTACGCCTGAGATCGCCATGGCTTAATAGATTTTGGCTGTACGGGCACGAGCTGCGCCAACACCGCGGACTTTGACTGTGTCGCCAAGGACCGTGGTATGGGTAGGTCTGCTCAACGTCTTGCCTTGGGACTGACCCATGCCTGATACCGTGCCGCCTTTTGCAAAGCCCTTTTTGGCAATGCCCTCGCCTTTTTTGGCCAAGCCGCCTTTCGCCATCTTGCCTTTACCGTCAGCAGCAAAAGCAGGGACCATTTTGTCGCCCTTTTTGACCATGGCCATGCCGCCCATTTTCATTTTGTTCATGTCATCACCTTTAAAAGTCTTTACTCATGTTGGGCGTGATTGCCCTTTAAGTTGTCAATCTTACGCTCAAGTCGATCAAACCTATCAAGCAACTGCTGCATGTCTGCACGGAACTCAGAACGGGTAATGTGGTCACGAGCAACCTCTTCACGCGTTCGGTTTAACAAGATGCTGAGACGATCCAGCTCATCAAATTTGCCTTTAAGCAAAAAACCCATGACCGCCACAATGGCACTCAGGGCTGCATTCCAAAGCATCATCTCCATATCAGCACTTCCACTTCTTCAAGGACTTGTTAATCCGGCTGTTTGGGTCTTTCGCCGTCTTCTCGGAAGTCAACTTCTTCTTCATGCCACTCATCCGGGCACATAACGAGTCCTTTCGCTTCCCGCCTTCTGGCTGCGGAGGCTTTAGCGCCATCCCCTGCTTTTTTGCGGACGCTCGTCCCTTGGCGTTCAAGCCGCCTTTTGGGTCCTTGCCTTCCTTGCGCTGCCATGCTGGAGATGCCATGGACTGCCCCTTAGTACATCTTGCACTGCTTGTTGCGAGCTTGGCCCACGCCACGTGGAGCCACTGAGCCCGAGGGGGCTTGAGCTTTACGTTGCTCTTGCTTAGGGCCCCCTTTGCTCATATCTTTGCCTTGAGCACCGGGCTGGCGCTCGCCTTGATAGTTGGGGTCTTCCATTTTTGTTGCACGTCCCATGATGGACTCCTTATCCGTAAAAAATGTTTGCTGCGGCTGCGTTTGTCAACAGGGCATAAACCCCGTTGTACGCTACCACGCCGTCGCCGGGGATAAGACTGACGTTGTTAAACGTGTCTCCTGCCGCCACATCAAATGTCATCAACCAACGAGAGGCATACGCCATTGAAGCGCCCGCAGTGATTGACCCAGAATTGATGTCTGTCAAGGTAAATGAGTTGGCATTTACTCGAGTGATTGAGTAGTTACCATTGGTGCCTGAACCGCCTGTTCCAGCGGCAAAATCTATACAAATCACATCCCCCGTAACCAATCCATGGCCCGTTGAAGTAACGGTCACTGTAGTGCCCGATCTACCGTAAGTCGCAGTGGTTACAGGCGCAGTCGTGGTGTCAAACAGCGTTATCGACCCAGCACTTGCCCCGCCAGTAAACGAAATGGCTTTGACACGGGTTCGACCTTGAACAAGGAACCCGCTGGCATTTATGTGCGCCTGTTTTACGTCATATTGAAAACCCATAATTAATCTCCTTGTAAACGGGGGCCTAAGCCCCCTAGATCAATTAAGCAGTACGGGTAAACACGTAGGCTGTTGGGCTCGAGAACATGATGGTGAAGCGGCCAAGGCCGGTCACGCCACTAGGAACAGTCAAGTCGCCAAAGCTGGCTGCAGTGTCCACAGCTGCGCCGGACAAGACACCGTTGACTGCAACAGCGATAGTCACTGTGTTTGCGCCGCCAGTGTTGTCCACGTACAAGTCCAACACTGTGCCCTTTGTCGCGCCAATGGCTGCACCCAACAAAGTGCCAGTAGGCAAGGTGATGGTGGTAGCTGCTGCAGAGGTGGAAGTGATGTAGCCAGTTGCAACTTGAGCTGCAGTAGCGGTGGCCGTAGCGTTGATCGCTGCAGTCGTTGGGTGGTTTTGGTCAGTGATCACCAAGTTTGTCGCTGTCACGTTTGTTGCCGTCACAGAAGTCACCGTTGTAGAAGCACCGAAAGTGCCAGTGACCGTAACTGCGCCCGTGGTTGGGCTTTTTGTGATTGTCTGGAAACCGTTTTGCGAGCGTACGGGTCCGTTGAATGTGGTATTTGCCATGATTCTTCCTTACATGCAAGTGGGGGCGCATCTATCTGCATGTCGTCTAGTCCGGAAACTAGTCAGATGCGCCGGTGAGTCCGGAATGGCTTAAATATACACGAAATCTCTTCGGCGTCAAGCATCATTTTGTCACATTCTTGGAAAACAATGTTAAACATGCGCTACAAAATCCACCGTGTTGATCTAGGCTGTCTGGACGCACAGCTGGCGCTAACTCGACTCCAAAAACAGTGCTTACCTCATGACAACCCCTCTATCACAACATCTGGTTACTGGTGGCTCGTTCATTCTGAAGATGGCGTTCCGGTTGCTTTTGCTGGTCTTGTCCCCTCTTTGCGTTGGCTTGATTGCGGCTATCTGTGCCGCGCAGGCGTTTTACCGGCTCATCGTGGACAAGGAATACAGAAAAAACTTATTCGCGTCCGCGTCCGCCAAGCCCGCGCCCTAGGTTGGAACTGGCTGGTCACCGACACATACGAGAACCCCGCATCCGCCAACAGCTTGATAGCTAGAGGTTTCAAATTGTTCGACCCAACTAAACCTTGGGGTGCAGATAAGACCCTTTATTGGCGACTTAAGCTCTGAACAGACAACATATGCCCTACAAAGACCCTGCGGTACGTAAAGCTAAACACAAAAAATACTCAGCCGCTCACTACAAGCGTAATACCGAGGAAGTCAAAGCGGCAAACAAAGAAAAACGGTCTTCGCTTAGGAAAGAATGGAATGCATACAAGGCCACCCTATATTGCACTAAATGCGGGTTTAACCACTCCGCCGCGCTAGACTTTCATCACGAAGACCCCAGCACTAAGACAGATAGCGTCAACCAGCTTGTTAGCGACGGCAGGTTCAAGGCTGCTATGGAAGAAGTAAAAAAGTGCGTGGTTTTGTGCGCCAACTGCCACCGTATCCACCACCACGATGAGCGGCGCGCTGCCAAGAAGAAAAAGAAAAAGGGGACCGAGGCCCCCTAGAATTTGCTATTCGCAAATGGCAAATTACTCTTCGTCAACAGGCTTCGCGCTGTCAAAAACAAACACGGCTACGTTAAGGTCAGGAGTCTGCTCGTCTTCTTCAATTTCTTCATCGCCATCAAACTCAACAACTGCTTCCACTACTGGTAGCACAACCTCTGGCGTATCCGCAGGCTCTTTGGACTCTGCTTCTATCGCCAAAACCGCCGCATTGACATTCAAGATTGTCGGTATCGACACATCTCCTGAAAATGCATTCGGCAGCTATGCTGTCGTCGTTGTAAAACTCAACCAACACCAGTACGGTAGCGTCGGTGTTGCATCTGACGGAGCATAATCATGGCTATTACACGTTCACAACTAGTTAAAGAACTGGAACCCGGCCTGAACGCTTTGTTCGGCATGGAGTACGACCGCTACGAGAACGAGCATGAAGAGATTTTCGATATCGAAAGCTCTGACCGTGCGTTTGAAGAAGAGGTGATGCTTACCGGTTTCGGTTCCGCACCAATTAAGGCTGAAGGCGCTGGCGTTTCATACGACACCGCTAACGAGTCCTTCACGGCGCGTTACACCCACGAAACCATTGCAATGGCGTTTGCCCTGACCGAAGAGGCTATCGAGGACAACCTCTATGACCGTCTGTCTGGCCGCTACACCAAGGCTTTGGCCCGTTCAATGTCCCACACCAAGCAAGTTAAAGCTGCTTCCGTGTTGAACAACGCATTCACCGGCGGCGCTTACGCTGGCGGCGACGGCGTGGCATTGTGCTCACTCTCTCACCCCACCGCTTTGGGCCCTAACCTCAGCAATACTCCCACTACACAGGCCGATCTAAACGAAACGTCTTTGGAGCAGGGCATTATTGATGTGGCGAGTTTCACTGACGAGCGCGGCTTGAAGATTGCCATTGGTGTGCGTAAATTGGTTGTTCCAAAAGAACTCCAGTTCACCGCCGAGCGTCTGATGAAGACTACCCTGCGTACATCTACCGCTGACAACGATATTAATGCCATCAAGTCAATGGGTCTGATTCCTCAGGGCTACACTGTCAACCACTTCTTGACCGATACAAACGCTTGGTTCTTGACCACAGACGTTCCTAACGGCATGAAGCACTTTGTGCGTACTCCCCTGTCACAGTCTATGGACGGTGATTTTGACACTGGTAACGTCCGTTACAAGTCTCGCGAGCGTTACAGTTTCGGCTGGTCTGACCCTCTCGGCATGTACGGCTCTGCCGGCGCCTAATAGGGCAAATAAGAAAGGGGGTCACAAGCCCCCTTTTTTTGTTTAGAACATTGTGAATATTCATTTAATCGTGTATATTCAAACCAGTCTAGGAATTTATACCTGTACCAGCCAGCCTAGTGGACGATGCACAGATGGTACAGGGACTTGTGCATAAAGGAGATCCTCATGGGATTCGCAACTCACTTAGGCCCGTGGTTACTGGGTACTGTTAAAAACACAACTGGCACTACTGCCTCAACTACAGTTAACACTGGCTGTACCGTTGTTTCTCAATCTAAGAACGTCGTTTTTGGCACTCTGACTGGCAATGCAATTTCCATTCCGGCTGGATCACAAATTGTTGATATTAAAGTTGTTACAACCACTG